GAGAGCATTTTAACACTCTGCGATCAGAAGGGTTTGTCTCGGATTGAGTCGTAAGCATGACTTGAGGTTCCGGTCTCGTCCAGCGAAATCCTTCGATTCGATCAAAACCTTTATCGTTCTTTACTTCAATTTCCCACTCATTCTTCAGGTAGCTGTCCCCAGATTCGTCAGTGCTCATAGATGAAGACGGAAATTGAAGAGAGTCAAATAAATCACCAATCTTCACTGTCTTCTCGACCAAATGTCGTTCATCGGTCGAAAGATCCCTCGCGTAAACAACTCCAATTTGTGTTTGAACTCTGTCCCAAGGTCTATAAAATTTTCCATCAATTTTAATTTCTTGATGTCGAACACAAATTTTCGTATCTTTATGAGTGCATTTTCCCGAACCGGTACTACCAACTAGTGATAGCAACTCTCCCCCGCCGACTCCTCCATTCAAGATGATCGGCGCATCGAGCTGAGGAATTCCTGTAGGAATGCAGTCCCTCTTGGCGGCCACAAACCTCGCCTCGAGATCATTGATCAAGTCGTGACCGGACGATGCCACAGTTCCAATCGACACAGCTTTTCTGATGACATCGACAATGGACTCATACTTCTCAGTCTCCATCAAGTCCACAGCCTTATCAAAGGCAGTCTTCAAAGCTTGTTTTCTACAAAAATCAAGAGATTTTTCCTTGATATAATTCACGTCCCCTTCAGACGGACGTTCAGCCTTCATCCTCTGTAAGAAATCGATTATCTGATCCCGTAAGAGCACATCACTGGCCTCCTTGAGATCTGTCCGAATCATCGAGACCAAAAGAGGCAACGTCGGAAAATCCTTGTACTTCTTTGCGTGTTCAAAGTACTTGACTCCCAAAAATTGGAGATACTTCAGCTCAAAGTAGCTCGGATCAAAGACATCGAGGATCTGTTGGGCCCACTTTTTATCCGTGAGGAAGGCATAAAACAAGTTCTCTTGAAAATGTTTTCCAAATTGAGCCAGTGTGATGTCTGACAACGATCACCTTCCTGTTTTGAACGAGAAACCTTCTATACACATGAACGAAAAGAGGAATGAATCAACGTCAAACTCAGCGATTCCTTCCTTCACCAGGGACCTCGTCAGACCTACTTTGTCAGCCACGGGCTGGAACGACTCGATCTCCTGATCTATCTGCTTAGCCTGAGACTGAGTCAACGAGGACGAGTCCAACCTTACCAAGCGCCAGTTGGTCTTGACAAGGTTCTGGGATTCAATCACACGCTTGAGCACAGCGTGCTCGTCCATATGAGAGTTACAATAATCGAACACGTCCTGTAAAAGAATGTCATCGTGGGTGGCCAGCATGGGAATCCTCTTGACAGCCGTCTTGAATCCCATTCCGGGAACTCCTGGAATGTTATCGCTGTTGTCACCGCACAAGGACTTGGCAATGGCAAAGTTCCACGGCGTGATATGATAATTCGTGTACACGTCCTCCATCGAAAGAACGGCCTTCTTATGTAAACAGTACTGTCGGGTGTTTTCATTCAGTAACTGATGCATGTCCTTATCGGATGACACGATTATCTTCTCGTGGTCCTTGAACCGATGTCCACAGAGATAAGCAATCACGTCATCCGCTTCACAGTCAGGCGTGTACAGCTGACACACGGGCACTGATCTAAGAAACTCCAACAAAGCTTTGGTCTGTTCCGCCTTGTTTCTGGCAGATTCCGGAATGTCGTCTTCATAAAACCGATTCAACTTCGCTGGACGACTTCCTTTTTTATAATCCTTGTACAAGGCTCTACGTCTGGATGAACCTCCAGCTTCCCAGACCACGTACACGGCTCGGGGCGACAGCTGTTCCACAATCCTTCTTAACATCTTTAGAAAACCGACGGCGCCGCCCATCTGTTCTCCCGTTCGAACGCTCATCGTTGGAAAGGCTGCCCAGGCACGAATGAAAATGTTGCTAGCATCACACAGCAATATTGGTCTTTCGTTCCCTGCCAGCGTGGTTGAAGGAATGTGTGGTAGAGGCATTCGTTTGAAGAAAACTACCCAGAGGAATGAGGATAGATCAGACCTTATCGGATGATCCGAAACCCGACGTACCTCTATCGGTTCGATCGACAGAGTTTGTCTCCAAAAACTTCACGATGTGGTGGGGTGGAGAGTTCGACAATGTGTAGTACAGAACCAATTGAGCCACGGCTTTGGCCTTTGGAATCGTGTACGAATCACTCGTAGAATTGAACAAAAGGACCTTGATCTCACCCCTGTACGTCGGATCAACGATTCCACCCACAGGAAAGATCCCCTTGGACGCCAAACCTGATCTGCCTTCGATTTTAGGATACGGAATCGCCACAACTCTCCCATCGATGAGCAAAGGTTCTGGAGACTGAGCCAAGGCAATTCCTGTCGAAATGACTGTTATCTTTCCCACGGGCAATTCGACGTCAGCAAGCCCGTATAAATCAAAGCCCACATCACCCTCGGTGGCCGGAGCAGGTGGAACAGCACTCTCATGAAGACGATTGAATAAAATCTGCTTGAATTGATACGAAGGTGTTCTCATTCTTATTCTTCCCCTCCTGATTCTTCTGTATTCGATGATGCAGATGTATACACGGCTTCAAGCATATCATCAAGATGAGGACCGGTCTCCGGATCATTTAGCATTTCCTCGACTTGAGCCTTCGTGAACTTCTTCGTATACATCACCTCGCCATCCTCAGATATGACAGAAAAGACCTTCCATACAGAAGATCCCTCAACAATATAAGTCTTCCCATTAAAGACCACTCCTGAGTTGTCCTTACAAGCCTTCGCAAGGACTTCATAGATCTGCTCTGACTCAACGATTCCTTGCCCAAAGTGAATGGCAAATTCAACATTGCGACGTGGACGAGCCAACTTGTTCTTTTCAGTTGTGGCCTTCACGTTGATTCCAATCACATTACCTGCTGAATCTTTGATCTGAGAACCTCCTGATAGTTTGATTCTCACCGAAGAATGAAATGGAATCGAAAGCATGGTTCTCAACAGTCTTTCTCTGTTGCATGGACTATATCTTCAGCTAGTTGTTGGGCCGTTTTTTGCTTGATATCTGATTCCCAAAGTACCAACACTTGGTATCCCATCGTCTTGAGATCAGCTACCTTTTTTGCGTCGTGGTCCCAAATCTGTTGTGCAATGATCTTCTTATGACTGATTACATCAGTGGCAGAAAACTTTTTAGGACTAGCGTGCCAATAATCTCCATTGACTTCAATGATGAGATTGTAATCAGGTAAGAAAAAATCACAATAATAGTGAGGCACAGAAAACTGCTTAATAAACGAGATATTAAGAGTTGAAAGCATATCAGCAACCACTAATTCAATTTTCGTATCCCTCGATTTGCTGGGCAATACATTCTTTGCTTGCCATTCTTTTTGACGTCGAAGAGCTTCCTCAACTCCATAATTTTGGACCCATCTTTCAAAGTTACTCAACTTCATGTAACTAGTAACTCTAAGATTGACTTTCGAATAGTGCTCTTTTCCTTCTTCGGTTTGAGCCCAACGCTTAAGACTTTCAGAAAGTCGCTGTCTGTATTTTTCAGACTTAGCATTTTCTCTAATCAATCTAATTCGACGTTCTTGAATTTCGGGATCCTGAAATGCTCTTTTCAGATGTTCTCTCGCTTGACTCTTATTTTCCTCACTATTCCTCCATGAAGTGAACCAAGTCGTTTCTCCCAATATCTCATCTGGAAACATGTTTTTGTATTCTTTACATGTCATTTGATGAGCATTTTTGAGATGAGTATTTGTGATCATCTTCATGAGTTTATGGCAAATTTTGCACTCAACTAACTGTCCTGCGCTCGGGGTATTTTCTTCTTGCACGTGAATAGGTATTGCCAACCTTGCAAGATTACTCATACTAGTCTCTGAACCTTCATCTGATCGCTCAGATGCTTGGCTGCTGATTGTCCAATCTTCGTGTTTTTTAGCATTCACATTCATCATTACTGATCCCGTTGTAGCACACGAAGCTCTAAGGAGTTTCCAGCAATTCACAGGATTTTAACAGGAGGCCCAATTTTCATCAACCACCTGGAGGCGCAGTGTTATGATTCACTTGCCCATTCGCCAAATAACAATTTCCATCCGGAACATGAATGTCTACGATGTTGATCATTTGATCAGTCATTTGAGCATTAGGGTTATCTTTCAACATCACCCATTGATCATTGACAAGCGTCTTGTGATCTCCGCTTGCAAGTAGATCACCAAGACGATAACCAATTGTGGGCTCTTTCACAAAGAAATCCGTGACTTCTTTAAAACCCTTCGGAGTTTCAATGTACAGTCCCAAATCTTCAATATCTGTCTCTGAAATAGAAGTAACATCGACTCCGATGATATCAGCTATCTCTTTCATCGTCAAAGTTCTTTCAATCAATTCATTTTCCATCTTTTTCTTCCTTCCTTCTAATGAGTTCTGCGAACTTACTCTGATCAGAAAATTTCAATTTAACTCTTGTTGTTTCTGGATCAACGCATGCATCTCCGAGGATAAATCCTCCAACCTTTTGTCGAATTTGGTTCAAACAAACCAAAGTCACGTTGTTCTGACCCAGAAGTCCAATGATCTTCCTCATTCCTTTGGAGATCACACGCGCGTTAAGACCAATAGTATCTTTGTCATACTCTCCTTCAAGTTCTTGCTTTGGTGAAGTCGCCGCGACAGAATCCCAAATCACAAGGATCGGAACGTCTTTGGACAGAACTTGCTTTGCCTTGACAATAGTCGAGTCCATGATTGAGAAGACTTGTTCTGTCATATGAGACTCACAGAAGACAAACCTTCGAGACACGTTAATTCCCATGTTTCGAAGGTGCTCGACGCTCGTTGCATTTTCTGTGTCAATATAAACAACTAATCCACCCATCGCTTGGGTGTTTCGCGCCATTTGATACGCGAGGTGGGACTTACCAATTGAAGGTGGTCCAAAAATTTCGACCACCCGACCTTCAGGAACTCCTCCTCCTCGTTTGTTTGCAATGATCAAGTCCAGCTGACGAGAACCTGTCGATATCCACCGCTTCACGTTCGATGGAGCTTCATCGTACTCAAGATTGTAAGCGATTTTTTCGCCAAAATTTCGATTTAATTCTCTAATGAGCAATGAAGAAAAATCTTGCTCCGAATCTTCTCCGTCGACAGATAAAGTCTGTTCGACAGAGTCTCCTGTCGTCTTTCCTTTTTTCGCCACGTTTCACCTCATTCTTACATTATCATTCCAATTCACGTCAAATTTCAAGTCCCATGACACAACACTGGCCCCCGAGAACAGAGGCCAGACCTATTGTTGCCGTTGTGTATCAGTTGTCGTTGATGAGTTGGTCGAACATCTTATCAATGTTCTTTTCGGCCTCGCTTGCGTCACCGTCGTCGGACTCCTCAACTTTCTTTGGAACCGACTTTTGTTTCTTTGTGGGTTTTGGATCATCGTCTTCGACTGGAACCTTCTTAGCGCCTACTTCAGTGGCAAGCTTCTCAAGCTCGTCGTTCTTGGACTCGTTCCGTGTCGTCCCTTCGGACTTTTCCTCGGGTTCACCACCACTCAGATATTGATCCAGCGCGGCCTTGACTTCGACTTCAGTCTTGACAGGATACATGTCTGAAATGTCTGGAACAGCTGCCAGCCACTTCTTGACGACTTCAGGATCCCTATGAAGGGGCGACTGTTTCTTGACAGTGTCAATCTGACCCACCATCGTCTTCGCAAACGTTCCCTTTCCAGGAACGATTTGGACCTTTAGATCCCAACCGTCAGGACCGGGATCCGTCCACAATTGAGTGTCCTCGTCAAGAAAGAAACTCAGCAACCGAGTGTACGCTTGCTTTCCTAGTGACCAAGCGATGGGACCTTGGTCCTCATTCGATCGATCAATGATACATGCGTACGCTCTCATCTGAGGACGAAGCTTCTTCGCTAGTTCCTTATCCTCTTCCTTCCGGGTCGCCCACAGCGCCTTCGTCAGATCCTGGATTGGATCAGGCTTTCCGAACTGGAAAGGTGACAGCATGGGCATCTGATCGCCCAGATAGTAGAAGTACTTCTCAATAAAGGGACTCTCAGCAGGTTGATTCGGCCAAGGAATCACACGAATACGATGTTCACCAATGGGCGGTTTCCACAGTTGGACTCGAGATTGCTTGACTCCGGACAACTGTGCAACACGCTTGCGAATCGCTTCCAAATCCAATGCCATTTTATTTTCCTCTTCCTCATTCATGAACTCTGTCGAATCGGACACCATTGCCCTTCATCAACCATCGAGTTCAATTGTTCCACTTCCGCGACCAAGAGAGCAAGAAACAGAAATGTGGGACGAACTGTCCCACATCCCTCACTTCTTCTTTTTTGAATCCTTACGAGTTTTACGCTTCTTTTGAACGTCCAAATGATTTGGCGCCATGCCCAATGGTAACGTGTATCCCGCGACCGCTCCCACGCCCGAAAACTCGTTCAATTCTTCCTCTTCCAATGTCTGCTCCACAATGGTTCGAATCCACTGTCGAAGCGTGCTTTCCTCTTCCATGTTAGACATAATTATTGCGAAGCTTGAAGCTTTTCCTGTTGTGTGGCCAATAGGTCGGCATGCTGAAGCACAAGAGCCAATAGAGGTTCTTTCATGAAATACGGGTCATTTTCCTTTAAAGTTCGCCCGTCGTGTGTCATGACGGCCACGAACTCGTCCTTCGTCAGTTCAACTGAAAACTTTTGAAGAAGATACACACTTCTATGAGCCGTTGGCATGAAAGGAATTTCGGCGTACTTGTAGACATTTCCTTGCTGATAGTGCCAATTGGAATCCTGAGAAATGTAATAATCGGATCCCTCATCCTCGTATCCAAGCTTTCCCAAGTCATGAGCCATGGCCGAGAGAATCAATGACGACTTAGGAATATTTTCAGTAGGAAAAAATGTCTTGGCAACCAACAATGCATTTGTCACGACATTCAACGTGTGTTGGACTAGTCCTCCCGGACATGCTAAGTGATGTTGCAACTTGGCTGAAGCTGGGCAAATCGACAATCTGTCCTCGAAATGATCCAGCAATTTATCCATGGCTTGACGATTCGAATCGGACAGCTTTGACGTCAAACCTCGATACTTTTCCCAATTTTCTTGAATTTTTTCAGGAGAAATTTCAATCTTCTTTTGCATTTTTGGATCATAACTCCTACTACGTCACTCGTTCAAAACCTTAAACTTGATTGGAAATGGAACAGAATATCCTGTCACGTCCACATGTGTCAGCTCCTTGAGCTTTTGTAAAAGACCATTCGGACAGTCGAACATGATGTCATCGTGAAGTAAAAAGATTGGTCGAATCTCGGACGAGATTGAAGCGACTCGCTCGATCAAGGCCGAAAATCCCAACAAGGAAACGTCGACGCCTGTGGACTGCACGAATGAATTCACAAGGACTCTCATCTCTGGAACTTCCACCCTTCGACCAAATCGACTTCGTATGAATCCTTCATCAACAAAAACATGTCTCAACTTTGAAGTCAGACCGTCCAAATCAAACGATGTTCTGATCCTGTCTGCAAAGACCTGTGCCTTATCCAAGTCGGTTCCGAGTTTGTGAGCTATTCCATGGGCTCCCATTCCAAACAATTCGCACAACACGGCCGATTTCACCACGTCTCGAGGAAATAACCCCTTGAATTGTTCTTTATTCACCAACTCATACACGTCATCGTGTTCCAAACGATCATGCATCTCCAGATAAGCCACACGAGCCTCAAGCGAAGTGAAATCCATGGAAACGATTGATCCGTCCCGATACACCGAATCCACCAAATCTCTATATGTTTTTTTCAATGTCAAGATCTGTGGACCGTGATCGATTGTCATCCTTCCTGTCCTCGTCTTCAGACGATCGTAGACCGGAGGATCCGTTCGAGTCGAACCGCATTGAGGTCTAAAACTCTGTATGGCCTTTATTTGAGAATCCGACGTCTCCAGTGAAACTAATTCATCCAACCTATCCAAATCCACATGACACGGTTGGAGACTCCTAAACACGTGGTTCGTTGGCCTCCAGACCTTCTCAAAGTAATCAACGTTCAGATCCTTGATACTTCTTAGGACTTCTTTAATCGAGTTTTTGAGAAAGGTCTTGAACTGCGATGATGGCATCATCTTTCGCCACGGAATGTCGATCCGTCCGTAGGAGTCGCCTAACACAGTCCTAGCCACGGACACGAATTCAGACGGAATCGACACAGGACACTTGACACCCTCCAAAACAAAAGCTGTGTCTAGACAGTTCGATCTGTCCTCCTTCAACTCTCCCGACAGACACCAAGCATGTGAAGGTACCTCTTTCGTCCACACAAGACTTTCGTCTTCGATCAATAAGTGATCGTCGGTACCAATCAAACGTCTATCCAGGCAGACAAGCATCCAAATTAACTGTACATTGACGTATGTCTTTACGACAAGAGTTCACTTTTTTGTGTTTGGTTTGACCGTTTGTTTGGTAGGATCGGTCAACCACTTCTGCTCCTCATTCAGAGCTCTGGCGTAATCCGACACGTTGTAAAACTTAGCATACGCATCCTGGTATCCAAATTGTAAACTGGTCTCGAATTTTCCAACGGATATCGTGTCAGTCACGTTTGTGAGAATGTAAAGGTTGTCCATGCTTGTTCCCGTGTTGAAATCCACGAAATACACTTGAGCTGCGTGGAATCTTGGGCAACCAAGAGTCGTCATTGTAAGAGTGGCAGGAGCCACCTGTTGAGGGAGATTTCCAACCGTGGATCCATTTGGCATTATGGTGTTTCGAGGATCCTTCCTTTGATTGATCATATTGACAGCTGTCAACATCGGATCCGCCTTCGTGGATAAGGTCGCGTTAATGATGTTGGACGCATTGGATCCATACACCAACGTCGGAACCATCGAAGTGATGTTATCCTTGAAGAGTTGATTTGTCATCTCAGAAACCGGAACGAC